CATTTGCAGCCCCCTGCGGAGCAAAAGTCCTTGATATTTGAGCCTGCGAAGATCCTGATCTAGAATTTGTCCCAAAAGCTCCAGATTGCAATCTTACAGTTCCATTTAATACAGAAGAAAAACCACCATCTGCTGGATCTATATAATACGCAGTATCATTATAGTCATAAAACACAGGAGCTCTCCATGAGCCTCCTGCTACTCCAATCCCATCCGTTTGTTGAAATTGAAATTTGGTATAAGCTGTTCTATTTCCACTTTGTCTTGAAGGAACTACATTGCTACCAATATTTCCGGTAGTAGTTTCTGCTGTAATTAAAAAATAATTACTTGGGTTATCGTGATAAAATCCCCATCCAGTATTTGGTTCAAAATCTACAAATATACCAGTCCAACCTT